GCTGGTGTGGGTTGCTCCTATACACAGGTGTCGAGCGATTTCTCGCAAAGTAATTACAGTTCTTCTCGTCTTGAGTTGATCGAAACTCGCGCTCATTACAGGACTTTGCAGCAGTACATGATCGATACGCTCTGTCAGCCTGTTTATGAAAAGTGGATTGAGATGGCAGTGATGTCAGGCGCTTTGCGGATGCCTGCGTTTGACATGGATCCTGATCGATACTTTGAGTCAAAGTGGATTGCTCCTGCTGCTCAATTTGTTGATCCACAGAAAGAAGCGGAAGCCTACAAGTCATTAATCCGATCTGGCGTTATGACTCTTTCTCAAGTCATCGCATTACATGGCGGCGATTTTGAAGAAGTGATGCGCCAGCGAGCCCATGAACTTGCCACAATGGACGATCTTGGCATTGTTCTGGATTCTGACCCTAGTGCAGTTGACAAGGCAGGCCAATCACAAAACCCACCGGTTGAAGAGACGCCTCACCCTGAAATACATGAGGAGGAAAGCTAATGGCTAATGTCAACGGCACCGTGATCAGCCTGATGCCTAACGAAGGCATGCGTGAAGAGGCCAAGCGTTATCGGGAATGGAAAGGAGAAGGTGAAGACGGTGGCACTGATGTTGCTCGCACTCGCGCTACTCAGATCCTTTCCGGCAATGAACTAAGTGCTGACACTGTTATCACAATGGCTGCATGGTTTGCACGTCATGAAGTTGACAAGCAAGGCGAAGGATTTAGCCCTGGTGAGGATGGTTACCCTAGCAATGGTCGCGTAGCATGGGCAGCATGGGGTGGTGACGCCGGACAATCTTGGAGCACTATGAAGTCTGAAACTATCAAAAAAGCACAAGATCGTGCTCTTGAAGAGATTGCAACTGAAGAGTCCATCGTGACTGAACAATTGCGAGCAGAACCCGATGCTCTTAAAGTTGGTGATTTTGTTAGCTGGAATGCTTCAGGTGGCCGTGCTCGCGGACGAATCACTCGTGTGGTCAAAGACGGAACGATTGACGTACCTGATTCTTCTTTCACTATCACTGGGACTAGCGATGATCCTGCAGCGTTAATCACTGTTTATCGTGATGGCGAAGAAAGCGATACAAAAGTTGGGCATAAGTTCAGCACGCTGACAAAAATCGAACCAATTCGTATGTTTGAAGGTTCATCTTTTAAACGTGCGGAAAGCACAGAGTTTGCTGAAGCTGAAGATCGCACTCTTGAGTTTCCTTTTGCGTCTGAAATGCCAGTTGAGCGTTACTTCGGAATGGAAGTATTGAGCATGGACGAGAAAGCGATGGATCTATCTCGCTTAAATGATGGCGCACCGCTTCTCTATCAACACGATGCAGACAGGATTGTTGGAGTTGTCGAACGCGCATACATCAAGGACAAGCGCGGTTACGCCAAGGTAAAGCTTGCGAACAATGAACTTGGCCGTGAGATGCAAGATTTGGTTAAAGACGGAATCATTAGAAACGTAAGTTTCGGCTACAGGATTAACGATATGGAAGAAGATAAAAGCACAAAGCCTGTCACTTATCGGGCCACCTCTTTCCAACCTTTTGAAATCTCGCTGGTGACCGTGCCAGCGGATCAAACTGTTGGCATAGGTCGTGCTTTCACTCAAAATGAAGGCATGTCTACGGCCTCAGCCGTAACAAGTTCACCCACTATCTCCAACATGGAAGAACAAACTCCAAACCTGGAGCTTCTTCGTGCTGAGGCGTCAGACGCCAAGGCAAAGGAAGCCGCAGAAATGCTTGCCCTTGGTAAGCGCACTCAAAACGTTGACTTGGCTCAAGATTTCGTAATGAATTCTCGGTCACTCGACGAACTCCGTTCCGCTCTCATCGAAAAAATGGGTTCTCAAGTTAAGCCCGTTGATAGCACTGCTGGAGAAATTGGCCTTTCTGAAAAGGAAACGCGCTCATTCTCTTGGTTGCGTGCAATCAACTATCTCTCTAATCCTGCTGACCGCGCTGCTCGTGAAGCTGCTGGTTTTGAGATTGAAGCATCTGACGCTGCTGCTGCAAAGCTTGGCCGTCAGTCACGCGGTATCACCATCCCTCAGGACATCCTGAGCCGTGACCTGGCAACTAGCCCTGCATCTGCTGGCGGCAACCTTGTTGCTACTGACTTGTTGGCTGGTTCCTTTATTGACCTGCTTCGCAACGCTTCTGCTCTTGACCGTGCTGGCGCAACTGTGCTGACCGGCCTGACAGGCAACGTTGCAATTCCTCGTCAATCTGGTGCTGCTACCGCTTACTGGGTTGCTGAGTCTGGCGCTCCTTCCGAGTCTCAACAGACTTTGGATCAAGTGACGATGATGCCTCGCACTGTCGCTGCTTACACCGACTACAGCCGTCGCCTGCTGATTCAATCCAGCGTTGACGTTGAGAATATGGTCCGCAGTGACCTTGCTCGTGTATTGGCTCTCAAGATTGACCTTGCTGGCCTTTATGGCACCGGCACCAACAGTGAGCCTCTTGGTCTGAAGAACACAACCGGAATCGGTACTGAAGATTTCGCTGCTAACACCCCAACATTTGCTGAGGTTGTTGCACTTGAGTCTGACGTTGCTGGAGCTAACGCTCTTCTTGGCAACCCTGTGTATCTGATGAACGCTGCAATGCGTGGCGCTCTGAAGACTGCGGTCAAGGAATCTGGCCAAGCTAGCTACATCTACGAGAACAACGAAGTCAACGGTTATCGCGGTGAAGTTAGCAACCAAGTGGAAGCTAATGATCTGTGGTTCGGTAACTTCGCTGATCTTTTGATCGGTTACTTCTCCGGTCTGGATCTCATGGTTGATCCTTATAGCAACAGCACAAGCGGCACCGTTCGTGTTGTAGCAATGCAGGACGTGGATATGGCCGTGCGTCATCCCGAGTCCTTCTCACGCGGTAACAACACCCTCTGATAAATGAAGATCCGTATCCTGAAGCAAACAATGCTTGGGGCGACGGTAGTCAAGGTTGGGGATGTCGTCGAGGCTCCCCTCCCTGACGCTCAATTTCTGATTGGTATTGCAAAAGCCGAACAGTACGTTGAGACTTCTTCTATTAGGGAAGAATCTATCGCTGAACCCGAAGCACTTTCCTGTCCACCTGTAAAACCTTCTTCCAAACGGAGAAAGAACAATGTTGCAAAACCTGGGCTCTAAGAGCTATCAATTAGCAGTTCGCCCTTGTGCGCTTTCTGCTACCACGGGTGTTGGCTCTGCCATCGACCTGAATGACTATGAAGGCGACATCGTCTTCTCACTTGACGCTTCCGCTGGTGGATCTGGCATTACTTATGCCGTAAAGATCACTGAATCAGACACTTCCGGTGGTACTTACACCGATGTTTCTGGTGGTGGCTTCACTACTACTGCCGCTAACACTGCTGTACAGGAGAAGATTTACGTCAACTCCAACGACCTGAAGCGTTACGTCAAGGCTAGTATTACCGTCGCTGGTGGTACTGGAACTGGTTTCGTCTCTGTCGTGGCTCTAGCTGCTAAGAAGTACGACTGATCATGAGTCTCCAAGATACCTTCGCTTTCTTAAATACAGACGAATTTGGCGTTACTTGCCAGATTGGTGCTGGTGACGATTTCGTTGGTATTTTGGATTCACCAATGGATGTAATCGCGGGTGGGATGGCATTAAGTCGGGAGTATTTGCTTACTGCAAAAACCTCTGATGTCAGTGCTCTTGCTCGCGGTTCTTCTATCACTATTGCTTCTGCGGCTTATACCGTTAGGGAGAACCGCCCTATTGATGACGGTTTATTTTCTGAGTTGTTACTGACGAAAGACTGATGGCAGTTAGCAAGTACGACAAACGATCTCTATGGGCTTCGCGAGACCCAATATTGTTGCCTGGAGAGATTGGCATTGAGTCTGACACTCAATATGAAAAGATTGGTAACGGGCGAGATCCGTGGTCCAAGCTTAGTTATTTCAGCGCTCCTGGCTATTGGGGTGAATTTACTGACGCAAGTGATCAGGTCGCAAGCGCAAATACGCCAACCGAAATCACTTTTAGCGATTCTGTTGCTACAGAAAACTATGGCGCGAGGTTAGAAAATAATTCAAGGCTAGTTGTTGAATATCCCGGCATCTATCTTTTTTCGTTTGTTTTGCATCTAGAGAACGACGACACTCAAATTCATGATGCACATTTTTGGTTGAGAAAAAACAATAGCGCCAGCGCGGGTGATATTCCTTTGACGACGTTGGCAGTAAGCGTGCTGGAGAAGCATGGTGGCGTTCCTGGTCGTGCAGTGGCCTCTTTAGACCATACGCTTCATCTTGTTGCAAATGATTACATTGAATTGATATGGGCTCCAAGCAGCACAGAAGTCACGCTCAAGGCGGAGCCTGCAATAACAAGCCCATACTCGCGGCCCACAGCACCTAGCGCAGTCTGCAATGTTTCTCAAATCTCTGCTGCTTAATTATGGCTGACACCAAGCGCGAATTGATCCTAGCCCGCATCAAGACAAACCTTGATTCAATCACTGGCGCAACAGTTTATCGAAGTCGTGTCGAACCTTTAGCAAGAGGAGAGGTGCCTGCTGTCATCGTTGAACCTGTCAATGATCAGCCAAATGACACTAACTTCTATGACAAGTTGGATTGGACTTTAAGGGCAAGGGTCACAACACTTGTACGCAGTGACGTACCAGATGATGCGTCTGACACCTATACGCAACAAGTGCATGAATTATTGATGGCTGATCAAACCTTGAATGGTCATGCGCTTGACCTGACGCCTGATCGAACTGATTTCAGCTTGTATGAGGCTGACGTTCCGCTTGGAGTGATTAGCCAAGACTTCCTAGTCCGTTATCGTTCTAGCAGGACAGACCTGACTTCAGGTTGATCAATCGCTATTATTGTTATGCAGGTACCTAATCCTGGTGCGGGCGGCAGTTATCTGTTCGACCCCAAAACAGGCGAACTCCGACTGATCGAATCACCCTCCGCTCCTACTGAAAATGGCACTGACGCGCAAGAAATTTCTGATCGCAAAGATCGAATCAACGTACGGGACGGATCCAAGTCCAGTCGGCGGAGCTGATGCCGTTCAAGTCACCAATGTTGAAGTGACTCCTATTGAGTCTGACAACGTTCAGGCTGCAGCGTATCAGGGCTTTATTGGTAACAGCACTCGTGGCACTTTGGTTGCAAACAAGCGTGTTGCTATCACTTTTGACATTGAATTAGGTGGTTCTGGCGCTGCTGGCACGGCTCCTGCCTTTGGCCCCTTGCTTAAGTCTTGTGGATTGTCAGAGACCGTTGTTAGTGCTACTAGCGTTACATACGCAGGCGTGAGCAGCAGCTTTGATTCTGCAACGATCTACTGCTTCTACGATGGCACTCGCCATAAGATCACTGGTTGTCGCGGAACAGTCGGTTTCAATTTGACAGCAGGTCAATTCCCTGTTGCCAGCTTCCAGATGATTGGCATCTATAACGCACCTGACGACACTGCTCTTTCAGGCAGCTTTACTGTTGCGAATCAAGCTGCAGCTCTTGAGGTGAATGACACCAACGTCACCACTGCAACCTTCCACGGTGAAACCAGTGTTCGCCTGGAAAGCTTGGACTTGTCCTTAAACAATGAGTTCAGCTACAAGGAAACTGCAAGCTCCAAGGAAGTGTTTATCACTAATCGCGCTCCTGGCGGTACTGCCGTGATTGAAGCACCTGCTGTTGGTACTACTGATTACTTCGCTAAGGCTACGGCTGTCACGACTGCAAGCAGCAGCTTTGTGATTGGTGCTAGTGCTGGCAACATTGCTACTTTCACGATGGCGCAAACCGACATCACGGGAGTAAGCTACGGCGACACTAACGGAGTGGTTTCGTTGTCCATGCCGTATTTGGCTTTGCCAACAACTGCAGGTAACGACGAGTTCTCTCTGGCCTTTACTTGATCCAAGGTCTTACTTAATCCAATGGCTTTTGTCCTTAAAAAGGTTTCTTCTTATAAGTGGCCTGTCACTGTCGAAGTTCCTGTCGATGGTGGCAAGTTTAAGAAAGAGACCTTTACGGCAGTCTTTAAAAAGATGAGCCGCTCATCCTTCAATGATTTAATTGATCAAGGCGATGATGCTTTGGTTGGTGAAATCATTGAGGGTTGGGAGGGGATCAAAGATGAAGTTGGGGATGAAGTGGAATACAGCGAATCAACCAAGGTTGAATTGTTTGATGATCCCTATGTCTTGCGTGCTGTCATCACGGCATACACTGACAGCCTCACTGGAGCACAAGCAAAAAACTAGAAGAGGCCGCTGAGTATTGGGCGAAAGGCGGCGTTGTCGATGAACGTGAGGCTGATTTAAAAGCTCTTGGTGCTAGTGAAGAGCAGATTGCACAAGCGCGGCTGGAAGCTGTTGAGCAGCACTGTGAAGTGTGGGAAGAGAATTGGGACACCGTGATGATGTTCCTAAGGATGCAAACGCAGTGGAATGTCAGTATGGCTGGATTGACGGGGCTGAACTACTCATCACTGGACTATCTCAGTAGACTGTATTCAGTGAAGGATCCTGTTTCCCTGTTTGAGGGGATGCAGGTGATGGAAGTCACGGCTCTGACCTGTCTTAACAAAAGGAAACCCTGATGGCTGCTGTCACCACTGAACTGAAGGTTTTAGTCAAGGCCGTAGGCAAGGGTGAGCTGAAGGAGCTTGAGGCTGCGTTAAATAAGCTTGCTGTTACGGCAAGAACAAAAGTTGATGTCAATTTCAAAAAGGTCAGCTCTGAGTTAAAAAATATTCAAAGCACTTCTACGCAAAGCATTAAGAACCTAAGAGATTACAGAAACGCATGGCGTGATATTGCGGCTCAACTTGATATCAGCAGTAAGGAATTTAAAGAAGCAACAGCAGAAGCAGCAAAGCTTGATGCACAGCTAGCAAAAGCAGAGAAGCGTAGACCTGCGGGTGGTGGTGGTCGTTTTAGGGCTGGAGCGCAGGTCGTAGGTACGGTTGCAGGTGCTGGCGTCTTTGGTGGCCCTGAAGGTGCGGCAGGCGCGTTGATTGGTGCTGGATTTGGTGGGCCAGGTGGCGCAATTGTTGGCGGTGCTATTGGCGCTCAGGTAGGGCAGCTAAGACAAGCTGCAGGAGCCACAGCTGAATATGCAGCAAGCCTTGCAAAGCTTAGGGTCGCTCTTAAAGGCGTTACTACAGATGACAATGAGTATGCCAAGTCTCTCGATCTTATTTCTAAGGCCACAAAAGATTTTGCAATCCCTCAAGAGATACTGACCAAGCAGTTCACAAAACTGCAGGCTTCTATTCAGGGAGCGGGAGGAAATATAGAAGACACTGAAGTTGCTTTCAAAGGAATCGTTGCTGCTGTTCGAGCAACTGGTGGTTCACTGCAAGATGTTGATTCTGCGCTCATAGCAACTGCGCAGGTTTTCTCTAAAGGCAAGGTGTCAGCTGAGGAGCTGAGGCAACAAATTGGAGAAAGGCTTCCAGGCGCGTTTAGTCTTTTTGCTGCAAGTATTGGTAAAACCCCTCAAGAGTTAGATAAAGCCCTTGAGGATGGGAAAGTCAGCCTTCAAGATTTTCAGACATTTAGCGAAGCTTTGTTTGAGCGTTACGGCGAAAACGCAAAAATGATTGCGTCCGGGCCTGAAGCTGCAGGAGATCGATTGCAAGTTGTTCTTGGAAATTTAAACGAAAACCTAGGAGCCTTGCTTGCCCCAATTGGAGCATCATTCCAAGAAACCTTTATTTCAATTGCCAATGCAATTAACGGCGCTGTAAAGGCTTTAGACAGATTTTTTGGAGCCTCAGACCAAGCTCGTATTTCAAAAAATACAGTATTAATTCAGGCCGCTAACAAAAGCTTGGCAGATGTCAGAAAGCAAAGAGCAGCTATGCAGAAAGAGATGGACGAAGGCGGCGATTTATTTGGAACTAGGGCTTCTCAAATAAGGGATTACGATTTAGCTATAGAATCAATTACCAAGCAAAGACAGCGGCTTAGAGATGAAATTAACGCAAGAACACGTCCTGAAGATATTCAACGTCCAACGGCTGGCGATGGCCTTCCTGACATCACACCTCTCTTAGTTGGCGGTACTGACACTGGTACTGGTCGTGGGCGTGGGAGAGTTCAAACGCCAATGGGGCAAGCTGAGTTCGAGCTTCGTCAACGGATTAATGATGCACGCGCTCAAGATCTTGATTACGCACGAGCGATTGCTGAATTTGATTTAAAAGTTTTTGAAATCAATACAAAACTTGTCAATGATCCTTTAAAGCAACTTGATGAATTTAGAAAAGCTGAAATTATATTAGGCGAAAAAATGGTAAAAATTGATGAGCAAAAAGTTAAAGAGGCGGAAAAGTATGAACAGGCAATTGTTCGCGCTGGCGAGGCTATGGGCAAAGATTTGGCTAAATTAATTCCTGAGACTACTAAACTTGGAGAGCTCTGGAAAGGTGTCAAAGATACTATTTCTACTGGTATTGCTAATGCGCTTGAGGACGTAATTTTTAACGCTAAGTCGCTTCAGGAATCTCTTGCTGGGATCTTTAAATCGTTAGCCAGCACGTTATTTCAGTTTGGCACTAAGAGCCTGTTTAGTTTTGCCGATGGCGGGATCATGAGTCAAAGCGGCCCTATGGACCTCAAGCGTTATGCACGCGGTGGAGTTGCCAATAGCCCGCAGCTTGCAATGTTTGGCGAGGGGTCAACGCCTGAAGCCTATGTACCGCTTCCTGACGGGCGCAGCATCCCAGTTACAATGAGGGGAGCTGGTTCCGGCGTCAACGTGGGTGCTATCAATATCACTGTTGAAAACACAGGGGATGATTTAACTCCTGCAGCCCAAAAGCAGCTGGCTGGCCAGGTCAAGGGTATTGTGTTGTCAACCTTGGCTAACGAGCGTCGCAGTGGAGGAATGCTCTGATGACTTACATGGCATTTAACGACATCAAGCTCGACTTGGTGACAACATCACGTCGCACTCAAAGAGTTCAAAGAGCGCAGTTCGGGGATGGCTATTCTCAAATTCTTACAGATGGTTTGAATTCAGAAGGAGAGAGCTGGAACTGCACCACAATTGCACTAACAAATGAAGAAATTTTTTCTCTAGAAAGTTACTTTTTGGCTCAACGTGGACAAGCCATTCCGTGGAATTCTCCGTTTGATACAAAGACTTTTTCTAGGCCGTTTGAAGCTGGTCAATTGCGTTTAGGATATACAAACATTGCATCCTTAACCCTTACCGGGTACACAAGGCCGACTGACTACACAGCTAATATGGTGACGGGTTTACTGACTTCTGTGACCATTGCCAACAGTACCGTTGTTCCGATTACATTGACTTTGGAGTCAAGGTCTTTTTTGATCAATGATGGCTGGACTATTACGCCTGTTGGAGCTGTGCATTCAACTTTAAAATTTAGTTTGACGAGGGTTTATGTATGACGCAAGCGCCTCCTAACGCTGAAGTATTTAAGCCACAGCTGCCGCAGATTATTGATCTGTTTACGCTCGACATCACCCCAATTTTGCCGTCTGGTTCGTCAGATCAAGCAATTTATAGGTTTGCAAACTGGTCACAAGTCAATGGCGCTGATGTTGTCTATCAGACCAACACTTATACAGCGTTGCCATTAGAGGCGTCAGGCTTTGAGCTAAACACTAAAGGGCAGCTGGCGCGTCCAAGCTTGACGTTTGCAAACGTAGGTCTTGGTATTACGGCTTTGACCAACACCTATGAAGACCTTGTTGGCGCAACGGTCCAGAGGATTCGCACGCTTACTACCTATCTTGACGGTGCTGAAGCTGCCGATCCAAACGCTTACTGGGGACCAGACGAATGGGTTGTTGAGCAAAAAAGCAGTGAAAACAAGCTAGCGGTATCTTTTCAGCTAACAATTCCGTTTGATCTTGAAGGGCGTTCGTTGCCTGGGCGTAGGTTATTGCGAGAGCAATGTCAGTGGAGATATAGAAGCAATATTGGTTGTCATTACGATGGGACTGATTATTTTAATGCTAATGATCAAAGCGTTGCCAGCCTTAGCAATGATGTTTGCGGAAAACGTTTAACCAGTTGTCAACTAAGGTTTGGTAATACGTCAAGGCTGCCATTTGGCGGCTTTCCTGGTCTTACGGACGCAATGGGCTAAACGATGCTTTCTCAGTACAACAATCCGATTACGGGCGAACAGCAAGCAAGCATTCGTGCTTATGCAGAAGCCGCTCATCCTGTTGAGGCTTGTGGCTTTGTGCTTGCTGATGGAATGGTGGTGGAATGTACCAACACTTCGACGCAGCCTGACACGTTCGTCATTAGTGCAGAAGAGACGGCCTTGTATCTAGACGATGCGGTTGCTTCATGGCATAGCCATGCGGATTATGCAGGCATGAGCTTTGCGGACATCAATGCAGCTAAAGCATTGAATTTGCCTTATGTGGTCTTCAACTGTGCCAGCACAGAGTTTTATTACTTTGATCCGCGTCAGTCAGCAGGCTTAGTGGGGCGTCCGTGGATGTATGGCGGTTACGACTGTTATTCAGCGGTTCGTGATTGGTACGCGCAGCAGATGGGCGTTGAGATGGCTGACTATGAGCGTCTGTACGAAGGCGAATGGGTGCAACGTGGCTTCACGCACTTTGAAGATAACTTCGCAGCTGAGGGCTTTTTCAAGATCCCCAGAACGGTTGACCTGGAACGTGGAGATGTGCTGCTATTTCGGATCAGGAATGACCACACCTGTAACCACGTTGCTGTGATTGAGGACGTAGAGGCCAATCAGATTTACCAGCACTTGGTTGACCGAGACTCAGCGATAATGGCTTACAGCGGCTATTTCCGCGATAATACGTATATGGTTCTGAGGCGCAGCAGCTAATGGTCACCATCCGGTTATTAGGTGAAGCTGGTCGTCGTTACGGACGTAGGTTTCAGCTTGCGGTAAAGACACCTGCTGAAGCTGTAAGGGCATTGTGTTTGCAGATCCCTGGTCTTAGGCAGTATCTGCTGGAGTCAGGCGAGAAGGGGATTGATTGGCGCGTTGTAACTGATCACGCGGAAGGCTTAGAGGATGAGCAGCTTTTGTGGCCAATGAGTAAGCGGATGGTGCTAGCCCCATTGCCTGCTGGTCGTGGTGGAGTGGGCAAGATCATTGCTGGTGTGGCGTTGGTTGCTTTTGCGATTTTGGTCCCCGGTATAGGCGCAGCAGCGGCCACTATCTTTGGCACGCAGTTTGGCGCTATTTCTCTTGGTATTGGCGCAATCGGCGTTTCACTGATTTTTGGCGGTGTTGCAGACCTGCTAACGCCAACGCCCAAGATGCCCAACGTCAAAGGCGGTGGCTTGGGTGGCGGTTCTAGTGCAACATCAGGTCGCTCTCAAGAGGAGCAGCTAAACAGCTTTGCTTTTGATAAGTCGAACGCGAATACAGTGCAGGGAGACGTGGTTCCTGTTCTTTACGGTGAGCGCATCATTGGTGCGTTGCCAGTTCTGAGCTTTGGCCTTGAATTGCAGAATTACTTGTGATGGACGATCAAAACCAAGTGCACAACCTAGAGGTCAGTGGTGCTGGCGGTGGTGGCGGTGGTCGTAGTGCCCCTCCAACAAAACAGGTTGTCAATCAAACAGTTGTTGTTCAAAATCCATCAAGACAGCCGGTAGTTGAAGCTAATAACTTATTTTCAGTTGCTTTTGCGAAAACAGTCTATGCACTAAGCGAAGGCGTACTTGAAGGTTTTCCTAATGGCATCAATAAAGACGTTTACCTTGACGGTGTTCCAATTCAAAATCCTAATGGAACGAATAACTTTGATGGTTTTACTCTTGACTCAAGGCTAGGCGAAGACGAAACACAAACACCTATTAATGGATTTAGTACAACTGAGAATACTGTTGGCGTCAATGTAAACGTCACGCAGGCTTCTGGTGCGATTACAAGGGCAATTACAGATACGGACACAGAGCGTTGCCGGGTAATTATTGCCCTCCCTGCCTTACAAGCTCAAAACCAAAGCAACGGTGATGTTTCTGGCACAAGCGTTCAGTTCAGGATCGAGGTCAATTCAAACGGTGGTAGCTATACAACTATTTCTTCGCCAACTATTAGCGGAAAATCAAACAGCGAATTTCAACGTGCTTATGAGTTTGACCTGCCCGGCACAGGCCCTTGGAACGTACGAGTTACAAGACTGACATCTGACAGTAGCAGTAGCTTTATTCAGAACACAATTAATTGGCAGAGTTTTGTCGAGATTATTGATGAAAAGTTTGCTTATCCGAATACCGGTCTTGTCGCGCTAAAGGTTGACGCAAGGCAGTTCAACACGATCCCTGATGTTTCAGTCAAGCTTCGCGGTAAGCGTGTTCAGGTTCCTACCAATTATGACGCTGCAACTCGTACCTATACGGGGTTGTGGGACGGAACGTTTCAGATGGCATGGACCGATAACCCTGCTTGGATTTTTCGTGACATCGTTCTAAACGAACGCTTTGGCGTCAAACGTTATATCAATTCTATTGCGATTGATCCTTGGTATCTTTACACCGTTTCTCAGTATTGCGATGAACTTGTGCCGTCTGGTAGTGGTGGAACGGAGCCTCGTTTTACTTGCAATGTTTACTTGCAAAATCCAGGCTCGGTCTATCAGGTTCTTAATTCACTGGCCTCTTGTTTTCGGGGTCTAATTTATTACAGCGAAGGCGAGCTGTATTTGACGCAAGATCGGGAGCAAGATGTTGTCCAGCAATTCAGTGAAGCTAATGTCATTCAAGACGTAGCGGAAAACGGAGAGGTTCAATCTCCATGTTTCAGCTATGCGGGTTCAGCTAGAGCCGCACGTAAGACCGTAGTTTTAGCGAACTGGGATGATCCAGCTCAAGTTTATTCAAGCGTCACAGAGTATCAGCAAGATGATGAGCTGCTGGACAAGTTTGGGTATAACCCTGTTGACCTTCGTTTGATTGGCGTTACATCTCGCGGTCAAGCTTTACGAGCTGCCAAGCATACGCTTTTCAGTGACAGGTATGAAACAGAAAAGGTTAGTTTTCGCATTGGAGCGGAAGGCATTGCAGCTGGCGTTGGCGAGATTATCAAGATTGCTGACCCATTGAAGCAAGGTCAACGTTTAGGCGGTCGGATCGTAGCTGTTGAAGGAAACTTTATTACAGTCGATGCAGTTTTAACGTTATCGCCTGGAACTGATTACACGTTGACTGTTGTAATCCCTGAGGGGGAGACGGTTACCAACAATGATGGCTCGACAAAAGTAAATCCAAAGCTAGAGGTTTTGACCGTTGTCAGCTCTGCCAACTCCGGCTTTGAAATCACCGAGGCCAACCTTTTAGCTCAGGATTCCGATGAGCTTTTAACACAAGCCAGTGATAATTTAATTGCTCGATACGTTAGCAGCGACGGAACCACTACCAGATTTGAGGTTAACTCAGCCGTACCAACACAAAACGGCGCTTTATGGGTTCTTGAGTGGACATCGATGAAGGCTGCGACTTATCGCATCATCTCGATTTCAGAAGTTGAGTCTTTGATTTATCAAGTCGAAGCTATTCAATACAACAGCAGCAAGTATGGTTATGTTGATAACGATTTGCCGGTTGCAATACCAAAGGATCGTTTCACGCTTCAACCTGTTGGCGAGCCAACAAATTTCAGTGCCATTCTTGAGTATTCAAACGGTCAAACATCAATTCAAGCTTCATGGCGTGCCCCACAGGTAAACAATTCAGTTGACTTATTGGTACGGGGTTATAGGTATCAATGGCGAAAAGTTGGTGATACGGAATGGTCAGACGTTTTTCAATTACAGGCAACAGCAGTTGAAACGCCTCTTTCAACTCATACTTTTGGGAATGCTTATCAGGTCCGAGTCTCTGCCGTCAACCGGCTAGGTAGTCAATCTAATTGGGTTGTTTATGACGTTGACGCTTTTGCTCCTATTCCTGATTTAAGTGATGCTGCTTTTGGTGCAACGGTTACGCACGCCAATCAACCAGATGGCACCCAGCTAATTATTGTTGATTCTGGAACGTGTCCAATTCTGCCGCGAATTAGTGGTTTCAAGTGTTGGGTGAAGCCTCGCAACCTATCATCTGGTGAAATTCCTGGTGTGAAGCCGCCTGGTGCTGATGGCTGGTATTTTTTAGCTGACATTCCGCTTACGGGTTATTACACCGTTGCGTTTCACGCTCCAGATACTTATGACGTGCGGGTTAATTTTACGAGTTCAATCTTTGGCGAAAATCCAACTGATTACATCTATGACTTTGTAGAGCGTGATGAGATTGCACCGCCAACTCCTAGTAATTTTAGTGTTGTTGAAAACCAAAATAGCAGCGGCAAACGTTTTAGCTGGCAGTTGCCCACAACAGAATATGGCAGTTGGGATCAAGGGCTTGTCGCTGACGTTGTGAGCTATGAGGTTAAGTACAAGAAAGGAACGCTAGCGTTGAATATTATTGAATTTGAGATTGCGACCGATCTTGTCACAGTTAAAACTTCAACAGTGATTGGTACTAGAACCAACCAGCATTTGCTGAGTATTGGCGATGAGATTGTATTTGCCGCTTCTTCTGGATCGCTGCCTACTGGGGTTGTTTCTGGAACGACTTACTTTGTTGCAAGCGATGGCTTCACAAGTACAGCCTTCAAAATTAGTGCAACAAATGGCGGTGCTGCAATTAACTTTACTGGTACTGCAACTGGAACGTATAACGTTTCAGGCCCAGTAGATCTAAAAACTCGACTGGATGTTACCGCTACTTGGGGCGCTGGTCTTGAGCTTGCCTCTGGCGGCTTGCCTGCACAGCAGCAATGGTTTGAGACAAGTTTGTTTGACACTGGCACCTATGTGGTGATGGTGAAGTCAGTTGATGCAACGCAATGGCGTGCAGATCTTCCGGCATATGTCCTTGTCAACATTGGCGCTCCACCAATTAGCAATGCAGTGCAATCAATTGATGCAAAGAATGCACCAACAAACAATTGGCCTGGAACGTATGACAACTGTTCTCTTGCTGCGGGTCTCCTGCTGACTCAAGACGAAGGCTCCCTCTTGACTCAATTAAACGACAAGTTAGCAAGAAACAACGAAGAGTATTTAGCTCAAACAGATGCAACGCTTGACAGCTATTTTATTTGGACTTTTGACAACAATAATCTTGAAAGCGCATTGTTGTTTTCCACGACCTCAACTGCGACTTATTCACATTCACTGGTTGCGTTAACGGGGCAAGCTACTGAGCTTACGCAGGAGGATGATTTCGATCTTTTGCAGGAGAACGATGATCGAATCTTGGCTGAACAACGGTATTATTCGCCAACAGAGTTAGCAGAAGGCGGAGTCGTTCACCCTTACGCGCCATACGAGAAATTGCTTGGTGATGTGTATCGAGTTGAGACGCGCTTCAAGAGTCCTGATGGTGGGACTACTGCTGGCAATATCACCGCATTAACGGCTCAACTTGATTACCCAGACGTGATCGAGAAGCAAAACGATGTTGCGATTTCTAACGTTGGAACGGCAGTGGCGTTGACCAAAACATTCCGAGCGGTTTCAAGCGTTTCAATTACTGCTCTTCAGACAGGTGGAAGCACTGCTGTTACGGCTGTCGTTACAGCTAAATCCACTAGTTCCGTTACTATTAAGTGTCTGGACTCCAGCGGGGCCGGGGTCACTGGCCTTGTTGACATCACAGTAATTGGTTACTAATGGCTGACGCACGCATCTCCCAGCTACCAGCAGCAACGACGGTTGCGAGCCAGGACATTGTTCCATTTACAAGTATCAGCGCGAGTGAAACTCGCAAGATCACTGCAAATAATCTGGCGATTGTCCTGACCCAATTGGGGTTGACGGTTGGAACAGCTACTCCAGCAACTCCTTATAACGGTCAGCTTTGGGTCGATACCAATACGAACCCGCCAATACTGAAGGTTTATAACGGCGCATCCTTTACAATTGTCAGTTTTCTGCCTGGGTCATCGGTTGCTACAAGCCCCAGCAGCACTGCACCTTCGAGTCCAGTTTTGGGGCAACTGTGGCTTGATACATCTCAAACGCCGGATGAGTTGAAGGTCTATGACGGCGCTGCTTTTGTTCGTGTTGATCCATTAGGCATCACCGATACTGCGGCAGCGGCTAAGTATTTGCAGATTACGAATGCTGCAACAACGTATCTGGCGTTAACTGGTGGGACGTTGACGGGAGACTTGACGCTGACAGGCGATCCCACAACAGACAATATGGCCAGCAATAAGGGTTATGTTGACGCTCAGATTGCAGCAATTCCTTCTGCCAGTGATCTAACGCCTGCTGGAACGGTGATTTATTCGGCAAGATCTACTGCTCCAACTGGTTACATTAAGGCAAATGGTGCTGCAATTAGTCGGTCAACATTTTCAGTGTTGTTTGCAGCGATCGGGACCCAGTTTGGTGTAGGCGACGGAGCTACTACGTTTAACGTGCCTGACTTGCGCGGTGAATTTATCCGGGGCTGGAGTGATGGCCACACGGTTGACAGCGGTCGAACACTAGGCAGTAGTCAAATTAGTCAGAATTTATCGCACAATCACACTGGATCTGTTACCGGAGCTGGAACGCATGGCCACACTTACGACAGAAGTGATAGGGGATCTGGTACGGAGGGAGGGAACCAAGGCGTTCATGATTACAACGCTTCTACGTCGGTTGGTGGAAACGGAGCACACGGTCATGGGGTTTCTATTAATTCAGACGGTGGCACGGAGGCACGTCCTAGAAACGTTGCCTTGCTGGCCTGTATCAAGACCTGATCTGGCGTTAAAATCAAGCTACTAGGAGTGCATCATGGCTGACGTCAAAATTACCGATCTGGCTGCT